AGTATCTACAGAGGATGCACTATTAACCATTCCACCAGTCATGTTCAAAAAACATTTTCCCACAATTGTTGCTGTCTTGCTTGCGTTAATTAAAACATCAGTAGCAGCAATTGTTACCTTATCGCTTGATTTAATATAGACTTCATTAGATGCCTGCAAAAACACATTTCCATTTTTTTGCGTTGAAGATTCACTCCCAACGGCATCTAAAATAATATTTCTAGCCTCTAAGTATATCGTTCCATTTGGCGCCTGAATTACAATGTCTCCATTTTTTGCATGAATCCACTTTGCAGGTTGATGTGGTTGATTGGCATTACTATTTTGTGGAAGATTATTGCCAACAGACTCATATGAAATGTTTTCAGTTACCAGAAAATGCTTTCCACTCTCACAAAAGCCATAACCAGCTCCAGTCTTAGTGGTCATAGCATAATCAACTGTTCCCAATTTTGGCATTCTATTGCCAGAATCAATCCTATATCTTTCGTATACTTCTATGTGGGGTTTTGTCATTTTTGAACACAATTAACAACGTTAATAACTGTAGCAGAATCAATGATTTCATTATCGGCAGAATCTGTCCGAATAAATTTCAGTATGGGCATTAACTTAGCACCTATACCATTAGTTGTATTATTTATTTCAACTTCTGGAAGGCTTTCTGTATACAAACTAGTTCCACTAACATCTACACCTAGGATACTACCACCAGGGCCAATTGTCACCGGATATTCATTTCCACCAACACTAACTGTTGTAGTATCGTCATAACCATATCCCGGAGAATCGATGTAAATATCATCTAATTTTGGTATATAACCGACTCCTCCAGTATCGTTAGACCCAGCAGGAACTTGTTCAATATCACCAATACCATACTCAACTTTAACTATGTTATTTAAATAATCTTCCCCAGCATCATCAATTACAATTGCAACTATCTGCTGATTCTCAAGTATTGCTCTTCCTCTACCATACTGACCCCTATTACAATCATCAATGAAGCTAATGACAGGGGGTTCTACATACCCAAATCCAAAATTTGACATATTTACACCAATTATTCGCCCAAGCGTATTTACAATTATATTTCCAGCAGCACCAAAACCGCCGCCGCCCAAAATTTCAACTCTTGGTGGGCCACAGAATTTTGCTGCAATATCACATCCACTAGAAGTTAAATCAATATCTCCAACACCTAAGGCTTCACCAATACTTCCAATTAACTGAGCAGCTCCACCGGCACCAAGAGTATCCATAACTCTAGTAAAATTATCAACATCCCCCTGACTTACTCCCTCAGCCATTGAATAAGTTTCCGGTGGCTTACAAAGTTTGCTGGAATCTGAACAATTTAAAAGACCCTTGATAATTCCAAGAATACCCATTGCTTGACTTAGAATATTTCCAACTGAACCAAGAGCCCCCCCAATGACTTGGTTAATTTGCTGAAGCATTGGCTGAAGTGCCGCATCTAAAGAATTTAATATCTTATTTAAGAGCTGACCAACAAAGTTTTCAATTGCACAAAGAGCTGCACCTACAGCCTGATTTACAAAATTGAATAGGGAATCTAGTACCAAATCAAATAGAGATTCTAAAAGTTTTTTGAATAGACAATAGATTTCATTAAGTATAATATCTAAAAGACTTGCAACCTTTGCGTGTTTTGGTTTTGGAATTAAATTACTCAGAGCCTCATTAATTGCCTTACTTATTTTCTCAAAGAGAATATTCATTCCCTTCTTAATCAATCCAGTAATAAACCCAGTCACCAAAGATGCAACTGCTCGAATCTCTCCAGTAATATTGGAGACCTTATTCATTATAGCATTGTAATAAAACCCAGCAAACTGATAGTAATTCTGAAGTTTTTTTAGAAGCTTTTCAACTGCTAAGAGAATTTTATTGATAGCATTATTTTCACAAATTGATACCGTCTGATGCTTATCATCAATTCTTTCTGATATTATTTTATGTGCCGCAGGAATAGTTTCCTTAGTTGTGGCGGAAACATCGTCAATTCCAGATTTATTGGTAGCTTTAGTTTTTCCAGGATCATTAACATTACCAACACCAGTTCCTACATTCTTCCCCCCAGGGTTAGTTGCCCCCAAAGAATTGTGTGCCGATGGAGATTCTGGATCAAATGCCTTAAATTCCGAGCACAACTTGGAAGCTATGCTCTGTGGAGTTATTTCTGGTCTAACAAATGATGGCTTATAGAGTGATCCAAAGATTACTGGTTGCTGAGCATCATCCCCATCTAGGAAAAACCCCATAACCATCTCACCACCCTTATAGTCATGAGATATTCCCTGCTTCACTACACCATTACTTTGACCTGGAGGTATTAGAATATGCGCCCAGGGAAGTTTGTCATCAGGCAATTCACTACAATTTCCAGTATGATAACCAAATATCCTAACCTTTACTCGATTGTAGTATAAATTTTCATCAGAAATCTTTGCAGCAAGATCAGACTTATCCCACTTACTAGTTTTTGGTAAAGCAATTTGCCCAATCCACCAGATAAATCCGTCTCTACCCAAAAAATTGGTCTTAAGTAATTGATTTGATGACTGATCTAATAACATTAGTTTCTATAAATTTTATACTGAGGATCTTTTGTATACTTAATTGATATTAGTTTTAATCTCATAGGAATCTCTAACTAAACTTAGGTATGTAAAACATTGATTTCCCTCAAAGGTGTGACATAGATTAGAAATCATATAGTTTCCAGTGTGCTGAGACTCATAACTCTTATTTAAAGGATTTGCAGTTGACTCAGGAATTCGACAAGTTATTACTTGACCAGCTCTTAAATCCAAATTGCAGGGAATAGTTATGTTCAATATCTGAGAAAATAGTAAGTTGTATCTTACAACAGCCTCTGCCTGATATTTAGGCAAATTTGAGGTCTCCTCAATCTTTCCAGCATCAGTAAGATTTCCTACATCCAAAGTTCTAAGTAGGTATCTTGATGGGAAATTTTCAATACCAGATGGAAGTTTAGGGTACTGACTAGTGCCTGCAGAAGTTTTTAAATTCTTACTATACTTTTCACTCAACTTATATTCAACCTTAGTTGCTTCATTTTTATACAGATTATAGAACAAACTAGTATTTGCATACATTCCAAGTCTTAAGGAATTTAAGATATCATTATTTTTACTTATATTAGATGAAAGTATTCTAAACCTATTATTCTCATCATAAGATTCAGCAGCTTCTGTTTGAGTGTAGGTGAACACACTGTCTGCAGTAATAAGAGTATTTACACTCTTGTAGAAGTACCCATCCAATGTCTCATAGAACAAATAACCAGCAGTACCAAATCCACCATCCCCAGGGGGAACTGATTTTGGGCATAGCCAAGTAATAAGATCAAAGGGCCGCTTAGTGTTTCCAATAAAGGAATACTTATTTACAGTTTTTTCAACATTAATTGTCTTACTAGACTTTAGTGTGGAAAATATTCTATTAACGCTATCACTTATAGTTGTATCAAATCTATTACTAACTCGAACAGTTTCGTTTGCAAAAGTTTCCTTACTTACAAGTTCAGTAGAAAATATTGCAGTTGTGGAACTTTTATCTGCACTTACTCGTCTAACAAATAGACCCTTTCCAGTTTTGCTAAAATTTAACTTACTTGTGCAGCCAGGAACATTTACTTGAAAATTAACTTCCTCTCCACCAAAAATATCAAATCCTCCTGGAGCATTACTCACATCAACAACTGCAAAGTTTAATTTTGCAGTAACAGTTGGGGATAAAATATCCTCATAGTATGATAGTGATGCAATAGAATTATCTGATAAATCAATAGAATTAGCTCCACCAGACAGTGGAGTTATCTTAAATTCATCATAGATATAATTATTTTCTGCTGACATTATCCAACACCATAGGTAGTATGCATATACAAGTTAGTGAGAGGATTTCTAATATTATTATTTAGACTCATATTTGAAGGCTTCCTCGAAACGGTATTCCCCGAAGGTACAGTTCCTTCGCCAGAATTCGCAAGTATAATTGGCTGATAGTTTGTATTTGTAGATATCTTTTTCACAATGGGATCTCTAGATTGCCGCTTAGGTTCAACCTTTGGGGTTTCTCCAACTCCACTATACTCAAAATGCCAAGGCTCATATGACGAACTTGCCCAACTTGGTCGAATCCAACCATATCTTCTTCCATTTTTAACAATCCACTCCTGGGCTCCTGGAGATGATATGTCAATAGCCCTACCCCACCCATGCACAGAAGTTCCGGGTTCTGCGGCATCCTTACCATAGCGTTGTTTCATAATAACTTGTCCGGCATAATCTCGATACCCTTCAGCTAATATAAAATTTACACCATCCCTCCTAGCGGCTTCTTTCATTGCAAGATATGCATCTGCTGCCGGAGTCCACAATCTAGCCCCATCACCCACAGCTTTAAGCTGATTATCCTTTAGTCTACCATTAGATCCATCAGGATTTTGTGCTCCGCCGGGAGGAAAATAAGGTACTATAGGTGGAATAATTGAGGGAACCCTAGTTGGTTCTTCTTCCTGAGGCATGAGGTTGGTAGCCTTGGGGGCAGCTATGACACCACCAGCCTCATTAGATATAGGTTGAGTTTGGAAACTTTTAGTCTTCTGAGGAATTACTTCCGTTGCTTCTGAAGTCTTAATGGATGAAAGATTGGTGTATTTGGATATTACACTATCTTCCTTTCGTCTTAAAGTATTAGAATCTTTTCTAAAATTTATTGTAAAGTATTCAATCGCCCGTATAAGATCTTTGGCATCGGTCTCAATAATTTTTATACTTTTCTCAGTATAATTGTTCATAAGGTTTTTAGCCATTATACTAAGATATTAAATTGTGCCTGAACTACATCTGGATATGGATTGCTGAAATTTTTAGAGTAGCCCGGAGGAATTGCAGATCCTGCAGATATTTGTTCTACTGAGGATGATTTGGAGGCAGATGCCCCCATTGGAATTAGTATTGGCTGAGTTGTACCTGAACCACCGTCTGAAGGTACATATGAACTTGAAATTTTATCATCAGCCGATGAGGCTGGGGATCCTACCTGAGAAGTTGCAACTTGTCCTGGTGGAGCAGATTCTTTTTCTGGAGATGAAGAAATTTCTGTAGATTTTTTAGACTTTGCTTTATTAGATTCCGTACTAGATTGATTTCCCTTAATTTGCCTAAGTACAGTCTTTAGCTTTTCATAGTCAATACTTCCACTGTTTCCTGGAAGAACATTTCCACTTGCACTCTTAAGTGCTCCCCACTCATTCGAAAGCCCTTCACTAAATTGTTCATCTGTCAGCTTTCCGGCTAACCACGCATTTCCCTGTCGCTTATTTTCTATGAGTGATACTGCCATCTTATCCTGATTTTCAGGACTAAAAAGATCTTTATTTGGATCCAATCCCGCAGCTGTTGCCTGTTCTTTGGGAGTCATAAACTGGTATCTTCCTACTGCCCCAGTTGCCTTTTTATCAACCTCAGCAATAGTCATTTTGGTTGCTCCTGGGAGATAGGTACTAGGATTCATTGATTCGTAGCTATCCTCCGTAGCTTCTCCAGAGGCAATTAAATCTAATAGGGGTTTCCACTGACCAGCAGAAGCACCACCACTACCACCACTAGTTTCCAAGCTCTCCATAGCCATAGCCGCTGCACCTAATCCAAATGCCCCCAGAATAGAAGTATTAGCAGAACCATAAGAATCTCCACTATCAGTAGTGTCACTAAGCACTTCTAGTGCCTTAGTTCTTTTAACTGTGCCAGTATTATTTTGTGCAGGTGATGTCTTACTACTCTCACTATACTGCGCCAGAAGTAGACGTTCCTGCTTATCAACTTCTCTTTTTCTGGATTGCAGTTCTAATTGAAATTGACTTGATAGATTTGCAAATCCCTTCTGTAGGAAAATAAAACGTTGTTGCAATGCACCAACCATTCCCTGAAGGATTTGATCATCTCGATTTTCCTGTATTATCCGTACTTCCTGAACCTTTGTGAGTTCTGTTTGCTGCTTTACTACCTGCAGAATTTGTGATAGATCTGAACCAGATACAACGACTGGTTCTGCAGGTACATTAGTCCGATTTACCCTAACATTAGAAGATGAGGACATTGAGCCCGAAAAAAATTTATTGATATTAATTTTTTTGAGTTCATCCATTGGTAGTCTTTTCTTCCTTATCTTGTATATGTTGCCTTAACAATTCTAAGTAAATTTCACGTTCCCATGGAATCATATTTTCAATTTCCGTCAAAGAATATTTATGAATGGTCATGAGTGCGAAATTTATTCTATAGTATGTTTCAAGATCCTCCTTTGCTAGGGCTAGGCGAAAAAATCGTTCAACCCCTCAAGAACAACATCATTAACAACCTCAGTATTTGGATTCGTAACCTGAAGCTTGAGTGATAATTTTGGCATGGTTTCAAAAAATTGCTCAAGTTTTTTATATTGATATGGGGTTAGTTTTTCAATATAAGCTAGCAACTCACTTTCAGTACAGTCTGAAGCTGACCAGCACTCTTCAGTATTATATACAGTATCAATACACGATGATACTAACTTAAGATTTTTCTCGATATTAGATACAGAGGTTCTATCAAGTTCAAAGGTATTCTCAATAAATTGTAGTAGAGAAGGATACTTCATTTGAATATTATATCCATTTTCCAAATCAATTGTAGCACTATGATTGTCTGGAACTACAACTTGAATTTGGTCCACAAATATAGTTACTGGAACTTCAGTCTTCCCATCATCGCCACAGGTTATAATAAGTTCTATAGATTCTCCAATAGACTTAGATCTAATTTGCAGAAACAAATATTCAATATCAAATGCTGGCAGTTCTTCTACCTTAATTCCTCTAGTAATGATGCAGTTATCAAGGACTTGTTTGATTGCTCGTGAAATTTGACTCATCTCCCGAGTTTCCAGGGCTAAAATTAATATCTTCTCTTCTCCTACAAAAAATGGACGAAACTTTACCTTCTTTTTATTGGAAGGAAGAATCAGTTCATATTGTGGAGCAGTTTGTGTCGGTAATGGCATAGTTGTTCAATTTAATAAAGGTCTAGTCTTAGGCAAATGTGCTGGATAGTGGGTTTTCGGAATAGTCCCCCCAGGAGCTTTGAGTTGTCGCATCATTTATAGTTAGTGATGGACCAAATGCTGGAGAAGATTGAAGAATAACATACCTACTATAGTTAAAGGTCACCGTATATGTCAATATATCAGATCCATTATAACTTACTGGAGAAGCTATAATATTGTTTGGATATGCCTTTATAAATTTATAGGTTAAGTAACTACTATTCTTAAACCTTGTCTGATTTCCATCAGCCTCAATACTGTTCAGATCTCGTTCAAATTTAGTAACCAAGATATTTTGGGTGTACTGGTCTGGATAACGAAGTCTATAGTAGCTATTCTCCGCAGAAGCATCTTGTGATATTTGGCCATTGGGGGTACTTGAAACCTCCCTTCCAGAATTTCCGTAGAGTGGATTTATATAGTTTGTCCATTCTTCAAAAAATCGAATAATTTTATGATTAGAGTCCACAAAGAATGTCATTGCAAGTTCAGGGTATTGTTTATAGAGTGGGTACTTTTCAACAATTCCTTGACGATTTCCAATTACCTCGGAAGCCTTAAATGCTGGTCCAGGTAAAATGGTATTGGAGCATAACAACTCAATATGTTCAAGTGGGTCTAATCCTTCAGAAGCATTATAGTCCAAAACACCAGCCTTAGCCAGTCTGTTGAGAAGACCTCCACCAAGACCATTATCATTATTTGATAGTGGAAATGCGACTTTAAAAAAGGAAGTTACAGATACTTTACTAAAAGTTCTCCGTATTTTTTCTATTGGATAATGTAATGTCTGGTTGGAAGACATTTCTATATAGTACTGGGTTGTATACTATGTATATGTATTATAGCGGAAAATTTTCCCCAAAAAATTACTCAAAGTATAAGGGGAATCCAACCAAAATTGAATATAGATCTTCATGGGAACTTAAGTTCATGAATTACTGCGATATGAATTCTTCAATTTTGGAGTGGAGTAGTGAAGAAATTATAATTCCATATTTCTGTCCGGTTAAAAACAAGTATCGCAGATATTTTGTAGACTTTTATATAAAAGTTGTTGAAAAAACTGGAGACATTAAAAAATACCTAATAGAAATAAAACCAAAATATCAACTATCAGTTCCAAATCAAAATCCTAAAAAGAAAACTAAACGATGGATTACTGAAAATACCACCTATGCAACAAATCAAGCAAAGTGGAAGGCAGCTAAAGAATACTGTGATGATAGGTTAATGGAATTTAAAATTTTAACAGAGGATGATCTTAACGTATGACAGACAAACTAGACAGATTACTTAGGGATATCCAAGATCCAAATAGTCAGTATAATCGCCGTCTAAGATTTGAAAAAAATCTAAAGCGCAATCAAAAGGCATTTGAAAATTATAAGAAACCCCAAAGTTCAAGCGAAGATGTAGATGAGACTGGAGAAGTTTCGGAAGAAATTCTCAAACCTTCGGAACGAATACTACTCAGAAAGAATAAAGAGTTTGGTGGAAAATTTGCATCGACTGAGTGGTATAGGGGTGCAGTGATTTCAGAATTGGAAGAGATGCAGGGGGATTATGATACGACAGATCTAGGAGACACATTTGGATTTGAAATTGGAAAATTTTATAGTTTCAATTATGATGCACTATATCCAGACAGATACCCATTCTGGGACCAGTTTCCTCTTTCAAAAATTTTAACCATGGACGTTGATAATGAAAAGGGCAATATCTACTTCTTAGGAGCAAATATACACTATCTAACTCCGGATGGAGGATATCGGGGAAAGGTAGCCATTAACATGATAAATAGTATGAATTATGTACCAGATGTCTGCCTACATACATATGTGCTTAGTGGTATTAGTAATCCATTAAGAGTTCCTGATGATGATGTGGACGGACTATCAAATTTCATAACTGAATCTTTTGTAGATAATAACGGTAAACGAGTCAGTCCAAACAAAGTTTGGAGAACATAAACTATAATGACAACTCCCGCTGCAGCAAAAAACACTATAATTACTGTTCCCCTAACAGATTCGGTAGGTGGACTGTATCAGGTTCAGTACTATGCTGATGTATCATCAGCCGGAACAGATGTAGGAAAAATTATAATACTAAGAGATACTAACAGATACCCAGTAACATATTCTGCAGCCCAAGCATT